AAGAGCACGCTCGTCGCCGCGCTCGCGCTGTTCCACCTGTTGACGACCGAAGATGCGGAGGGGTACATCGCCGCGAGCTCCCGGGATCAGGCGGGGATCATTCTCAAGCAGGCCCGGAAGTTCATTCGCGGCACGCCGGCGCTGCAGCGCCATCTTGGGATGAAGCAGCGCGAGATCGTGAACCTCAACGACGAGGGGTTCGTGAAGGTGCTCGCGTCGGACGTGGACACGGCCGATGGCGTGATCCCGACGTTGGCGATCATCGACGAGGGGCACCGGCACCGGGATCTGCGCCTGTACCGGACGTGGCGGGGGAAGCTGGACAAGCGCGGCGGCCAGATCGTGATGATCTCGACCGCCGGCGAGCCCGGACACGAGTTCGAGGAGACGCGGGAGCGGATCCGCCAGTCGACGCCGCTGGTCGCACGGCGGCCCGGGTTTGTGCATGTCCGGTCGGAGCAGGTGTCGTTGCACGAGTACGCGGTCGACGAGGGCGCCGACCTCGAGGACATGCTGGTCGTGAAGCAGGCGAACCCGTTCTCGGCGATCACGGTGGAGAGCCTGGCACGAAAGTTCTCGTCGCCGACGATGACGCCGCAGCACTGGTCACGGTTCGTGTGCAATCTCGCGACCCGGTCGGGGCAGGCGGCGATCCAGGAGCTGGAATGGTTCGGGCAGGAGACGTCGGAGCGGATCCCGGACGGGACACCGGTCTGGGCGGGCCTGGATCTTGGCTGGAAGTGGGACACGACGGCGCTGGTGCCGTTGTGGTGGCGTGACAGCGGGTTCAGGCTTCTCGGCCCCGCGACGATCGTCGAGCCGCCCCGGGACGGGAGCTCGACGGATCCGGCGCGAATCGAGGCGGCGCTGATCGAGCTGCACGAGAGAAATCCTCTTGAGACGGTGGTCATGGACACACATCGCGGCGAGCAGATGGCTGAGTGGATCCGTTCAGAGCTCGGGGCCGAGGTTGTTGACCGCACCCAGTCGCTGCAGTTCGCGGCGATGGACTATGAGCGGTTCATGGAGGCCCTCCGGGAGAAGTGGCTCTGGCATTGCGGCGACAAGGGCTTGACCCGGCACGCTTTAAACGCTGTCGCACGGGTTCTGCCGCGCGGTGACGCGGTGTTCGAGCGGCCCGCACGCGGCCGGGCAGCGTCACAGCAGGATTCGCGTGTGATCGACGCCCTGGTCGCGGCGGCGATGGTTCACACGACCGCGGCCGCCCACTACGGTGAGCCGCGCACGGAGCCGATGTTCGCATGGGCCTAGCCGATCTGGTCCGGCGCCGCCGCCGGGAGGAGGAGCGCGCCGACCCGCAGCTTTCGCTGACCGAGTTCGCGAACCTCCTCGAGACGTTCGGGTACCAGGGCGTCCGCTACTCGACGCAGGGCGCCCCGCAGGAGGAGATCTCGCCGCTGTACTCGCAGTTCGCGAGCGGCGCGTACAAGGCGGACTCGATCGTGTTCGCGTGCCTGCATGTGCGGCAGGCGATGTTCTCGGAGGCGCGGTTCCAGTTCCGGCAGCTTCGGAACGGCCGGCCGGGCGACCTGTTCGGGACCGCTGATCTCCAGATTCTGGAGACGCCGTGGCCGGGCGGGACGACCGGGGACATGCTCGCGCAGGCGCTGATGCACCATGACCTCGGCGGGAACGCGTTCATCGCGAAGGTCGCCCCGGACCGGCTCGCGTGCCTGCGCCCCGACTGGGTGACGATGATCGTCGGGTCGAACCTCGACCCCGATGTCGCTGTCTGGGACCCGGAAGCGGAGGTGATCGGGTACCGGTATCAGCCTGGCGGGGCGTCGAGCGACCGCGAACCGGTGTTTTTCCTCTCGGACGAGGTCGCGCATTTCGCGACGATCAAGGACCCGGACGCCCAATTTCGGGGGATGAGCGTCCTGACCGCGATCGTGCGGGAGATCATGGCCGACAAGGCGATGACCGACCACAAGCTCTCGTTCATGGAGAACGCGGCCACCCCGAACCTGCACGTGAAGCTCGACGTGCCCGACCTGGAGCAGTTCGAGGCGTACGTCCGCAAGTTCCGTGAGGGGCATGAGGGCGTCACGAACGCGTACAAGACCCTGTTCACCGCGGCTGGTGCGGACGCGACCGTGATCGGCTCCGACCTGCAGCAGCTCGACTTCAAGGTTGTGCAGGGCGCCGGCGAGACGAGGATCGCGGCCGCCCTGGGTGTTCCCCCGGTGATCGCCGGCCTCTCCGAAGGGTTGCAGGGGTCGTCGCTGAACACCGGCAACTTCGAGGCGTCGATGCGCCGGTTCATCGACGTGACGATGCGGCCGTTGTGGCGGAACATGGCGGGCTCGCTGACCCGGATCATCCCTGTCCCCGGTGGCGCGGAACTCTGGTACGACGACCGCGACATCCCCGCTTTGCGTGAGGACGTGAAGAAGGCGGGTGAGCGGCTCGTGAACATGTCGCAGACGATGAACACGCTCATCACCGCCGGCTACGACCCCGATTCCGTGACGCTCGCGGTCGTGTCAGGCGACTTTTCGCGTTTGACGCACACCGGCATGACGTCGGTGCAGTTGCAGAAGCCCGGACAGCCTTCTCAGCCCGCGCCCGCGGGCGAAAATCTCGCTCGCGCGTTGCTCGCGGCGATACCACCCAAGGAGTAACACCTACCGATGAGTGATGAACTGAACGCCTCCGAGGCGGGCGTCAGCACGCCGCCGCCGCGCGAGAACCTGTTCCGGGCGCTCGCACAGTCCCCCACCCTCGAACGGGCCGAGAGCGACACGATGCCGACCCTGACCGGGCATTTCGCGGTCTTCGACCAGTGGACCGAGATCCGCTCCGCCTACGAGGGGCATTTCCTGGAGCGGATCGCCCCGAACGCGGCCGACAAGACGATCAGCGAGTCCCGCGACCAGATGCGCGTCCTGTTCCAGCACGGCAAGGACCCGCAGATCGGTAACAAGGTGCTCGGCCCGATCCGTTCGCTCGAGAGCGACGAGTACGGGATCCGGTACGAGGTGCCGCTCCTCGAGACCAGCTACAACCGTGACCTCATCCCGGGCCTCGAGCAGGGCTTGTACGGGGCGAGCTTCCGCTTCCAGGTCGTCCAGGAGGACTTCGTGTCGAAGCCGAAGCGCTCCGACCACAACCCGGACGGGCTGCCGGAACGGACGATCACCGAGATGAAGGTCCGCGAGTTCGGGCCGGTCACGTTCCCCGCGTACGCCGGAGCGACCGCGGGACTGCGGTCAATGACCGATGAGTTCCTGCTCGGACGGCTGATCGACGACCCCGACCGTTTGCGTGAGCTGCTCGAAGCGCTCGCGCAGCGCACAGTTTTGGAGCCGGAGGCTTCCGAGCCCACCACTCCAGTGACGGAACCGGACGCAGAGCCGGAGCCTCCCGAGGCCACCACTCGCGCACAAGCCAAGACCCGCACGGGTCTGTATCCCTATCGGGAGGAAAAACCGAGATGGCATCTGTAAGCGATCTCGAGGCGCGGGCCGAGGAGCTCCGCAACGAGATCAGAGAGCTTGACGCCGAGCACGCGGGCGAGCTCATGGAGGGCACCGACGCGGAGCGTTGGAACGCCCTGAACGAGGAGCTCGAGACCGTCGAGAAGACGATCAAGCAGATCGAGGAGCGCAAGCAGCGCCTCGAGGAGCTCGAGGCGGAGCGCAGCGTCGAGCGTGAGATCCGGCCCGCCCCGCGCGGCCGCCGCGTCTCTTCGCACGTGCCGGACGACCCGACCAGGATCGAGGAGTACCGCAACCTCGCGACCGGCATGGACGACCTCGAGCAGGCGTACCGTGACGGCGCGATGAAGGTGCTCGAGGAGCGGTTCCGCTCCGCGCACCCGGACATGAGCACCGAGGAGGCGCAGGACAACGTCGCGACGCTGCTCGACACGATCGACGCCGGCCGCGGCGAGGACGGGCCTCGTTCTCTCGCCCGCCGGGTCATCGCGACGTCTTCGCGCGGGTACGCGAAGGAGTTCGGGGAGTACCTCCGGTCCGGCCGTGTCGGCAAGGAGATGGAGCGCGCAGCTTCGCTCACCTCCGGGTCTGGCGGATACGCGGTGCCGGTGTCGCTCGACCCGACCGTGATCCTGGTCTCGTCCGGTGTCATCAACCCGGTCCGGCAGATCGCCCGGGTGGAGCGGACGACCGCGAACACGCTCGAGTACATCACCTCGACCGGCATCACCGCCGGGTACGGGGCGGAGGCGACCGAGGCGTCGGACAACGCGCCGACCCTGGTGCAGCCGACTCTGAACGTGGAGAAGGCGTTTGCGTTCGTGCCGATGAGCATCGAGATCAGCGAGGACTGGGCGGGCATCCAGTCTTCGATGGCGATGCTGTTCTCGGACGCGAAGGACACGCTGGAGAACACGAAGTTCCTGACGGGTCTCGGGCACGGCTCGAACGAGCCGCAGGGCCTCATCG